GTGCAGTTGCCCGTGCATTTAATCCTGGTTGCTCAATGTCCTGGCTGCCCATCTTGGTGGGTGCACAGGGTGTTGGTAAGTCAATGTTCTCCCGTAACCTTGTACCACCTGCACTGTTCTCTGAGGTGACCACACCTTTGGAGACACTGATGAAAGAGCAGTACAGGCTGCACGTTGCTTGGATGCTTGAGCTTCCTGAGATTGATAACTACTTCAACATCAGGAACATTGAGAACTTTAAGAACCTCATTACTACTAGGTGTGATGAAGTGCGTCGTCCATATGCCAGTTTGCCTGAGCGTCTGCACCGCCGGTTTGTTCTCATCGGTACGACTAACCGTAACCAATTCCTTGTAGACAGCACGGGTAACCGTCGCTTTGTTCCGCTTGAGATTGGCTCTGGCTTCCAGATTCCCTGGCGTCAGCTTGTCGATGAGCGTGATTCGCTGTGGGCAGCAGCAGTTGATGCTTACCGTAAGGGTGAGGATTACGAGTTCAATAGCGGTGAGATTGCTGCTATTGCTGAGTACATCCAAGAGTTCGGTGACCCTGATCCTTGGATGGATAAGGTCTCTGGCTACGTCGCGATCCGCAGTGAGGTTACAGCTGCTGAGGTCTTGACTAATGCACTGGAGCTTGACCCTCGCAGTCAAGGCAGACGTGAAGCACGTCGTGTTGCTGATGTCTTGCAAGCAATGGGGTGGAGACGACTAGTCACCTCCCGTAAAGATGCAAACGGTAAGAGTAAGTCTGTCCGTATTTGGCAGCGTCCACAGAGTGATCCACTTAACGAAGACCATATTCTCAATGATTTCTGATGACAAAATTCGTGAAGCACTCATCAATGAGTATGAGTGGATGTGTCACGAATGTTTAGAGCCAGGTGAAGATACACCTGAAGAGTATGCCAAATTAGTTGCCACGCTTAACCGTGAGCAACTGTTAATTGAAGCTATGACTGATGAATACTTCACCTTAGAAGAATTCATTGATTGCTACGCCCCTTAATCTATATTTCAAACAATGAATCCCAACAAGATCGATATCGGACTACGTGTGCGTGTCAAATCTAATGATATGACTGCACTTATTGTAGGTAAGCCTGAGTATTACACCCCCAAAGCAAAGCTTGTTCGTATAAAGTATGAAAATAGCACACGCTATGAGTATATGATTACTACTCAACTGGCTGCACTTCCAGTTGATGAGCAATACCCTGCACTTGGTGGTAGCTATGTGAAGCCTGAGAATAGTTTTTGATTATGAGTGAAGCAAAGCCCAGTCGTAAAGTAGGAGGTCACGCATATGGCAGACGTCATCTGCAGCTTTCAAATACTGCTGAAGAAGGTGAGCTCTGTATATACACAGGTCACTCACTGGGTCGCTTTAGTACTCATTCAATGCGCTACGACAGCCATCAAGCTTGTGTACGATGCGTTGCTGCTGCTCGTGAGGGCCGACTGTCTTTTGACATCGATCGGCTCCTTAAGCGTGAGCGCAAACGTGCACTGAAGTTCTGGTCACAGGTAGAGATCGGTGATCCTGATGAGTGCTGGCTGTGGAAAGGTTGTATCAATAAACGTACTAAGCAGCCGCAGTTTGCTTGGCGTCGTCACGGTATCAGCTCTTCTACGCAGCATCACCCTCAACGTGTAGCAATGTGGTTTACGTGGGGTGACCTTGGATTCACTGGTGTCAAGACAACGTGCGGTGAGAAGTACTGCTGCAACCCATTCCACTTGATACCACAGAACGTTGGTGTCTTTGTAGATCAAGACAGCTACCTCGAATCATTCGAGCTTGCCTGTCAACTGCATACACTCAAGCAGCAGATCGCTGAGTATGTCATCGAAGAGGCTCTCAAAGAGCAGCAACGGATGGATGAATCAGAAGAGATTGATGCTCGTGCTGATCTGATCCTTAATCCAGATACTGGATTCGGTGAACGGTTTGATGCAGTGATGACAGATATGCTTTCTGGACATCACATCAGTCAGATACAACCTGATAATCCAGGACTATATCGTAAGCCTTCAGACAATACTGAAGAAGAAGATCAGTCTTGACCCCACACTATTTATTAAGAACGCTTATCCTAATTAAAGAGTCATTCTATTATGTCTAGACGTACTGATCTACTGCAGCAGCTAATCGGATCCAAGAAATTTGGTAAAGAGAAAGAGCAAGAGCAGCAATTCCTTGTTGCAACTGCCGAGCTTATTCTGTATGACCTTATTAATATCGCTATCACCGGTGTTGAAAAGCACGGTGCTGGTTCATTAGTGATCAATTTGTGCAACGACTCAACGACATTTATGTCAGGTCACTCAATTGAATTTGATATTGCACAAGCAGAACGGTACGAAGACGAAGAGATCCTGACGTTCCTGCGTGGATTGATGGAAGAAATTGATGAGAATGATTGGAGCAAGAACGTATTGATTACTTTGATTAGCGATGCTGGAACAAGAACTTTTGCTGTCGAAGCAGGCGGGAGCCAAGAAAGCCTCCGAGCGCTTGCAGAAGAATTTAGCGGATAAGCTAAAGGCTCAAGGCTTAAAGCTACCTCTCTATCCCACGCCACAGATTATTGAACGTGCACGTGAGGTGATGGGTGGTATTGACTTTGACCCGACATCCGATCCTGTACAGCAGGTGCTTGTTAATGCAACGTCTGTACCGTCAATAGAGATCAACCCTCTGCAAGAGCATTGGCACGGCAAGGTGTGGGTGTCTCCTAAGGGTGCTGTACGTAACTCACGCATCTGGTTTAACAAGACGATTAACGAGTATCGCAACGGTTATATCGATAGCTTCATCTTCTTTACCAGTGCATCAGAATTATTGCGTGCATCACCTGTCATCTGGGACTACCCAGTCTGCATACCATTCAAACGTATTAAGCAGCTGAAGGCTACAAGCGATGGGTTTGAACCTGTCTGTCCATCAACTTGGAACGCTATTGTCTACGGTCCTCCTGAGACATCAGTCATTAGTGATATCGATAAGGTCACTCTGTTCTATAACACCTTCCGTGATATCGGACGTGTGATTTATAACGAGTTCGCTGGTGATAGCTGGGCTAAAGACCTTGAGTACTACGACCAGCAGAAGGGGATGATCTGATGAGTAAGCATATCCATAAGTCGTATATGTATAACCTGCCATCAGGTAGCGTTGTACACCCTTGCCGGTTGATCCATAAGGATGGCACGTTGATGTGGAAGCACGCGCTTCTGTATAGAGATAACATTGCCTATGTGCCTGAGCTTGAATCTCAAGAGCAACACATAATAAAAACTGCTCAGCGCCTAGAGGAACTGAACAGTTGGGTGTCTCACGAGCTTGAACCTTGGCAAACGTTTATCCCCTACGCCTGGTACTCACCTTTTGATAGTGAGTTGACCGATGGTATCAACGTATATTTCACTCACTCGCTCTACGATAATCAATATATCTTCGACACCCTTATGCCTCACATTCAGCCACACGAGACATTAGAGCAACGCGATGAACTACTGTTCTTCAAACGTTGCTGATAGTTATTCTAACTGGCTGGGAAACATTCTAAGTAATGTTTTTTAGGTATCAAAATAAACTCTGCTCTACCATCATCAGTTAGATAATCAACTTGCATCCACTGAGGAGCCGTCTCTACAGCTCCGGTGATTGTAAGTGTAGCGAGTACTTCGCAAAAGATTAGTGGGTTCATTCGATGCCATCCATTTTTTGAATTAGTCGGTTGAGATACCACTGTGCTTTCTTTAAGTCTTCCAGTGGATTGTCTTTGTGCCATACACGCAGTAGATACTTCAGCACCTGACCTTGCAGCATTCCATATGACACAGCAGGAGCGTGTTCAATAGCCTCTTCAATCGTAACGATGGCTTCTTGTGAGCCAGCTGTGTAATGAGATGGTGAATTAACACGATCCTCTTTCCCTGTACCTGCAAGCTTCAGCCATTTGTCATTGACATCGTGCTTGTTCTCTACTTGAAACCGTCTTTTAGGTAATGCGTTACTGAAATCGATCTCATACACAGGCTTGT